CTCCTCTAGGAAGCTCGTATCAATTTTAGGCCACTAAGCCATAACTTACCTGATATGCCATACTACCAGGAAGTACTTGATAGCTATCCACCAGTTTCATAATTTGCTCCTTCGCAAAGCGATTCTCATTCATGAATCTGTCAACGTCTATGAGATCAACCATACCTTTAGGATACGTTAAGATATAGCCATAGACTACTAACTCAGGAGTAACCTCATGGTTATACAATCTGAACCGTTCAGAATACGCCAATCTGGAAAGTATCTGGTTTGGATGTCTCCATTTTCCACTAATCTTCCAGAAACAGGACAGAAATTTTGGAGGTTCAGAACGCGATCCAAAGTTAGTCTTATCATCATCATGGATGATCACACCAAAGTTCTTACGCAAATAAGATGAGAGCTCACTCATCACAATTCGTCGATAAGAGAATATTAAATTGTCATCGCCCATGGCCAACATCCCGACTCTCATATTAACACTATTGGAGTATGTCAATATCATAATCCAATTCGCTACAGTGTCAATAATCTGTGTGAACATTGAACCCGACGGAACACCCTTATCAGAGTGAATAAGACCTTCGGATATAATGAAGTCTTTATGGATGAAATCATGCACAACTAGATCCCACTCATCTTCAATATCCTGAGTCCAAGCTTTGACATTAAAACAACTCTTAAGAACATCAAAAGCATCCTCAATCAACCATGAGCTAATCGTCTGATCGTATGACGAATAGTCGATTGAGCACCATTGGTTAAATTTGTATCGATACCCAGAAATTATTTGTGCAAGGGTATGATCATCTTTACCTCCAGCGTAGGTAGTCATCTGACCCATAACATGCTGTATAGGGTTAGAAAACTTTAACTCTGCAATAATCTGTAACAGGTCAACCATCGAAACAACACGTGTTTTGTGCTTACACGTGAAGGTTTGCTGACCGTCATCAGAATACTCCCCAGATGCCTGGGTGCGGAAAGCTATCATAATCGGCCTCCTAAAAGAACCGCATGATTTAGCAGCCTCCAGCGCCTCGGAGTAACGCAGAAACACCCCTTCCATATTATCACCCTTCTTTTTAATACCCGTTTCAATAAAGGTATATCCGCTATGGGTGTTAGCCTTAGGAAGAGCTTCCAATACGTCGCTATCACACGTAATGGATAAAGGCTTTACGCTGAACTTTGAGAACTCACCTTTCAGCATTTTAATAGCTTCCTGATAATGTTGGTTCCAACGAAAAGACGTATGGTCCCTGGACGCAAACAATTCAAAAGCTTTCTGCGTAGTAGAATATCGCTTCAAGCATCTAGAGAATGAATAACCTTCTTCATCCTTCAACTTCTCTAGATATCTGAGCTGACTTCTCACTTCAGCCACATTGAGTGCGTAACGCTCAATAACAGATATGACCTTACTATCGAAGTTATTGTTGACGTCCAAACCCCTTGTGATGCTAAGGTTCCTCTGATAATTAGCAAGGCGGTTCTTTGACCCTGTCGATAGGCAAGATGCGAGCTCTTCGACATTTCTCACCTTAGCTAAAATTGGTCCAGAGTAGCATTCTTTACTCGCACGGGCACTATCAAGATTTTTACGCATTAAAGACGTTGACTAACACGATATACATGCTAATCCCTCCTTTCAAATTCGGTTATGGCACCGAAAGCTATTCTTAGCTAGCGAGAGCACAAGCTCGAGACCCCTGACCAACCAATTACATAGTCCACTCAAACTATTGGTTGGAACCATTCGAAGTTGATAATTATCTGAG